ATATACGGATGATCAGGGCAGTTGGACCAGTGTCCACGATGCCAAGCTGGAGGCTCTGGAGAGCGTCCTAGAGGAGGCGGGCGGGGCGCCGGTGCTGGTGGCCTACCACTTCAAGAGCGACCTGCAGCGCCTCCGCAAGGCGTTTCCCAAGGGGCGGGTGCTGGACAAGGATCCGGCGACGATCGCCCAGTGGAACCGGGGCGAGATCCAGTTGCTGTTCGCCCACCCGGCGAGCGCGGGCCATGGCCTGAACCTAGCCGACGGCGGCAACATCCTCGTGTTCTTCAGCCTGAACTGGAACCTTGAGGAGCACATGCAGATAATTGAGCGAATTGGCCCCATGCGCCAGAAGCAGGCGGGCTACGACCGGCCCGTCTTCGTGCATTACATCATGGCGCGCCAGACCGTCGACAGCATGGTGCTGGAGCGCCTGCAGTCCAAGAAGAGCGTTCAGGAGATACTGGTCGAGGCGATGAAGCGGAAGTCTACCTCTTAACGGCGAACTTGCTCTTCTTCACAGGGCCGCCTACGGCAAACCTAGATCTCTTGGGCCCTATGTGCTCGAACAGGGCTCTGTCGGTAGAGATGCGGTCTCTGTCGGCGAGCTTTTTGATGTGGCGCGCTATGAGTTCCAGTTTCGGCGCGCCCACCCCGGACTCGGCGGCGACGCCGGTCTGCGGCGAGAACAAACCCCAGAGCCTTGCCTGCGCGGGCACGGCTTCTAATCCGGCCTTGCGGGCGACCTGTTCTTCGAAGAAGGGGCCGAAGCTCTGCGCTTCCGCCATGGACATGCTGCGCCCCACATTGTCTCCAGAGCGCATGTCGGCGACGCCGACGCCTCTGGTGAAGTGGGCATCGGGAACTGGGCGGTCGGTTTGAAACCTCACGTTGGGCGCGTCTGCGCCGAAGGCGTTTATGTATAGGGGGACTTTGGGTGAGCCCATGTTCACTTCGCCCGAGTTCACAAGATTGCGCATGGGTAGTGCCTGCGCTGTCTTGTGGTAAGGGTGCCCCGGTATTTCGGCGCGCAGCATGTCGGGAGGCGTCCGTCGCCTGCCCTGCTTATCGGCATACTTCTCAAAGTCACGGAAACGCCCCATACCCGCTAAGGTGTTCGCGGCGCCTCCGCGTATGATTTCATCCGGGACGGGTGTTCCGGGGGAGGCCATTCCCGAGAAACTTCTGTAGCTGTTGAAGGCCTTCGCGGCTTCGGCAGGTCCAAACTCAGCGGCCAGCTTCTGGTACAGCGGGTCGCCGACGTACCACGCGTCCATGCCCGTGAAGAGTTCTGGGAACTTTCCGCCTTCGGTGAGCGTGTCCACCAGACGCTGCGCGTTTGGGTCGTTCATCGCGCCAGCGGCGGTAGACGATCCGCGCGCGCCGGGCTTAATTGCCATCACTTGGTCGCCGGATACGTTACCCTTGCGCTGGCCCTGTTGCCCTATGTCGTAGAGATCTTGGCGCGATACACCAAAGACTTCCTTGAGCGCCGGGTCTTCGGGTGTAGTCCGGGCGCGCGCGGCGGCCTCTTCGGCGATAATCCTTGGGTTTTTGAAGACACCGGGGAACGAGGTGTTTTTAGCGCCAACAACAAACCGGCGGGAGTCGTCAGTGACGAAAGACGCAGCGGCCTTGGCGGCCTTCTTCGCGGCTTTCTTCGCGGCAATCTCGGCGGCTTCTTTAGCTGCAAGTTTTGCGGCGGCGGACAGGACACCCATTACTTTTTACCTTTGCGCTTAACTGCGAGAGACGACACGCGGCCGCCGCGTGCTTTGGCGGTAGCGCCGCCCTTGGCGTAGCGGCGTTTGATTTCTACAAGATCAGGGTCGAATACGACGTAGTTGTAAGTGCCCTCGCCAGCTTCGCGCGATACTTGGTCTAAGTATTTGTTGCCGGGGATACCAGCCGCTTTAAACTTACCGGTAAGCGCGGCATTGTTTGTTGTATTCATACCATAATCGGTCAGGGCGCTGTGCAACACGTTCCCGGTCGGCTCGCTCTCTTTATTGGGAAGCGTCCCATCCCGCCACATTTCAATTTGTCTCCGGGTGCGGTTTCCCGGTTTCAAATGAGACAGGTCAGCGTTGCGGGCCATGTCTTGAACGATTAATGGCTGCTCACTCAGCGGCTTGTTCAAATCAAGGAAATGGTTGGGGTCAGCGTTAATGTTTACTTCGTACATGTGGCCCTTGTCGTCGGCCCGCTCCTGCATAGTGCGGTCATATTCTGCGGCTAGAGCAGGGCCCTTCTGGTCCTTGAATTGCCGATACCCGCCACCCGGGCGTATTTCAGCCTCCATCTGCTTGGCGAGGTCTTTGAGCTTGGCGTTTCTAGCTGGGTTATCAGCCATCCCCTTCAGCGCCTCGCGATATGCCGTCGCCGTGTCGGGATGCTCCGCGAAGTACAGCCCATACCCGTAAGCTTGAGCGCCCTCGCCCGTGCCAATCTTGGACGTATCGAACTTGTCAAACAGGTGCGGCGAGCCGTGGTAGGCTCTGATACCAGCGCGCTCAACCGCCAGCGGCGCCCTCTCGGCGGCAGCCTTCGCGGGCTTGACGGCGAGCGACGCCGCCTTCTTCGCCACGGCGCCAACGCCCCTCTTCACGAGGGCACCAGCGAACGGCAGGCCGCCGATCGCACTCACGGCGGCGTACTGCTCCATCTTGTCGGCGGTGGCGTTGTCGCCCGCGGCGCGCGCCTGACGCGCGGCCGCGCGTATCTGCGAGACATCACGCAGGGCGGCCCACGGGGCGAAGACGGCGTCGGAGGCGAAAGCCCCCGGATCTTCCAGCATGGACGAGCCGATTGCCTTGCCCATGCTCAGGGCTCCGCGCCCCATATCGGGCAGGCTGGTGTTCTTCGCGTAGTTGTAAATGCTGCCCGGCAGGGCGGCGAAGCCCCGCCCCAAAGCGCCCGGGTTCTCGAGCGCGCGCTCCTGATCCACGTTGCGCTGCTGCAGGGCGAGCTCTAGAGGTGTCGAGCTGGCCATGCTATTGCAGGTCCGGGCCGGGGGCCATGGAGGGCTTTTCGTCGGCGTACAGATCTGGGGCTACAAACTCATCTGGCGCGTAAGGTTCCGACGCGGGCGTCGTCTCGGCTGGCGGCTCGTGAGCAAGCCCCGTCACCAAACCCTTGGTCACGGTTTTCTGACGAGCGGTGCGCGCGTTTATTTGAGCCGCGCGTTGCGGCGCGCGGGCCTCTAAGCCGCGCAGTACCGTTTCAATATCGGCGGGGGTCTTGGTGGCGAGCATGTTGGACACTCGGTCGTAGACGGCATCCGAGGCGTTTGCTCTCTTCAAGCGCCCCAACACGTCTAAAGTGTACTTCGTCATCTTGCCGGGGCTCGTTATCATATCTACGGCGCCCGCGATGTCTCCGCCTTCTACCATCTTGTCGAAGTCGGCCTTGCCTGCCGCGCGGCGCATCGTGGCGCTGCCGCCCGTTATGGCAGACCTCTGCGTAAACAGCTCGGACTCCCGCGTAAGCGCGTTCTTCAGGATGAGGTACTCTTTAGGCTCCAGAATTGTACGCATTTTCCGGTCCCAGTTTTCTCCCATATAAGCCTGAGCCACGTTGCGCGAACCCGCCGCGTCTTCCATGGGCTGGATGAGGCGCTGCATGAAACCCGTTTTTAGCGCGGCGCGCTCGCCCGGAGAGCTTTCCTTCCAGAGCTTTTGAACTTCTTGAAAACGCATGTTTGGAACATCTTTGAGACCTTTTTCCAAAGCCTCGGCAACTTCGGAGTCGCCCCTAAATTGCTCGAGGGCCTCCTTGTAACCCGGCACGATCTCCTTCATGCGCTCGCGCAGCGCGTTCCGAAGGGGTTTAAGAGAGGCGGCTTGGGCCTTATCATCAGACCCCAAACTTTTTTCCAGACCACGGATTTTGGTATCTAGTCTGCGCTTGATGAAATCGAGCGTGCGAACGTCAGGCTTGACGCCCGTGATATTGGCGCCAACTAGATTACCTTGCACATCGAGAACCGGATCAAAAATAGGCTTCAGCGTAAACTCTGCTTTTTCTGCAGGGGTCTTAACCCCGGCAGCAAAGTTCTTGTTTAGCTTTTGAGCTTCGACAAAAGCCTTTTTTACTTCGTCGTTCTCCAGCAGCGCGTTTATGTCCAAGTCGTTGACTTCGCCGTGTTCATACGCCGTCTTGTAGTAAGGCTTGGAAGACGTTTTTAGGTTGTTGATTAACGTATCTTCCGTAGCAAAATAGTCAGGGCTCTTTACGGTTGCCTGAATAGTGCCCTTGACGCGACCGGGCGTGTCCTTCTGCTGCCTTATGACAGTCTCAAGCAGGTTTTTGCGGCCTGTCGACGGAACCAGAGCGGCCGTCTCGGCAAGCGCGGCAAGTTCGGGATTGCCGTGAGCAAGGACGGGAGTTATGCCGTACCTCTGGTCGAGCAAGGCTCTCTTGTATACGTCCTTGGCGCTTGTGCCTGCGCGGTTCAGGGCGTTCAGGATGATGTCCTGCGCCTTGTTCATAACAAGGCTCTCCGGCATGTTTCCGATGGTGTTGCGGTACACGTCCGCCACATAGCGGCCTCCTCCGGCCACCAGAGGAACCGCAAGTCCCCCGAGCGTGCCGAGGATGCCGCCCGTCTCGGCTTCTCCGACGCGGTTTTCAAAGCCGCCCTCTCCACCGGCAAAGCCCGTGGCGGCGCCTAAGGCTCCGCCTGTGGCGCTGACCTCGGCTGCGCGAAGTAAGGCAGACCTTTTAGCGGCCGCCTCGGCTGCTTGCATTTCAGTGCGCGCGGCGATGGACGGAACCCTTGAAGCAAAACCGGGTGCCGCCGTGCGCGTAGCCGGGAAAAGCGAGCGCGCCTTGTTAATCACCTTTTTAGCAACCGGAGCAGCAACCTCAAGAGCGCCAGAGACGTAGGGCAGCGTCTTCACTGCTCTCATAAACGGGGCCGCAAGCAAGGCTGTACCCAAACCTGTTCCGGCTTGTATGCCGGTCGCTTCAATGGGGCGCTCATCATGATACGCGGCGTACTTACGCCGGATGTCGTCAAGGGTGGTGTCGTGATCTGCGCCGAATACCGAGCGAACTCTTGCCTCCGCCTCATCGCCTACGCCGCCCAATCCTTGACCGAAGGCGCGAGCGCGCCCAGCCCAGACCTGACTTGGGGTCAGCGGCACCTTGGGGTTGTAGAACTTAAGGTTTTGCATGGTCGTGGGGATCTTAGGCGTGTTGCCCCCGAGAAGGCGCTGGAGCTGATCGTCAGGCATTTGAGACAAGGCGTCGCGCTGCCGCTTGTCTTGCTGCAGCATCCACGTCAGGTCGGCGTCCGACAGTTTTTTCAGATCAGCCATGTTCTTCAGCTTCCCCCGTCGGGTATGGTCAGGCCCCTGCGTTTTGCTTCGGCTATAAGATCTTCGCGGCTTGGCTGCAGAGAAGCTCTCGCGCCTCTTACTTGTCGTTTAGCGATGTCTATGCCTTTGCTCATGGAGTTTGCGTAGACTTGCGCGTTGCGCTTGAAGGCGTTTTCTCCGGTCAATTTGCTGAAAGCCGCCTGCGCGTCTGCGGCCTTCTTGCCTTCAAACTCAGACATGGCACCCAGTCCGCGCATCGTCGCGGCACCTTGCTGAAACTGACCGCCCTTGATCTGATCCCACAAGGCTTGCGCGTCAGCGGCTTCGCTGTTGGGCATGTTGAAAAGCCCGAAGCCGCCCTTGAAGGGGTTGGGCCAACCCATAATAGCCCCGAAGCCGGGGTGCTTAATGAAAGTGTTGAGCTGGTCTATCGCCGCCTGCGCGGCTTGCTGACGGCCCGGCAGTGCTGTTTCGAGGCCTGCGATGTTCTTGCCTTGCGCGGAGCCGTGCGAGCGCGCGTACGCCTCGGCGTCTATTTGTGCGGGTGACTTGGCGAGGCCTTTTCGCTCGTCTATCTCTTGCAGCAGTTTTTTTGTCAGCGCGCGTTTATATGCTGTATCAACTTCTGTCTCGGTTGCCTTGCCCTTGATGACAGGATCCACAATGCCCGCGAGCGCGGCGCTTGGACCGCTAAACGGTGTGCCCGCCGGGAAACGCTTTGGCTTATCGGCCATGTTATTCGTCTCCTTCGGCGGTAAGCGAACCCGGCGTACTATCATACGTCTCAAGGCCGTATTGTTGGAGTATTTCTTCAGCGGCGCCAGCTCTGTAATGCTTGTTGAAATCAATGATCGCCTGATCACGATCGGGCCTTCCCACAAGTATGTCTATGTCGCCTTGTGTTGGCGCAGCAACAAGCCGCCCGAGCGTATCTTTTAAGCCGCCCGGCGTGTCGAGAAGGCGCGACAGCGTAGGCTTCTTCCCAGCCTTAATCTGCGCCGCCATGATGCTTTTCAGGAGCGCCTGCTGGCTTGTGAGGCGGCCCTTGGCCTCCTCGCTGCCGATATTGCCGATCTCAAGGTCGTACTTCAGCGCCAGCTCGCGCTGGGCATCTTCCGCCTCGCGGCGAGCCTTGCGTTGCCCGGCCATGACGGGGGCGACGTTGGCGATCGTCCCAGCAAAGCCGGGGGTCATCGTGGGCTTCAGAAACGCCGCACCAGCTTCGTAGAGCCTCTCGGCCGAGCTGGGGCCTGCGCGGCGGGTTTGCAGATCCTTGGTGAACTTCTCCAGACGCTCGCGCTGCGGGTCGTAGACCTCTTTCTTCATCGCGGCATTATTAGCCGCCAGCATGTCCGCAAAGGGCTGATACGCGAGGGGCAGCGAGGCCGCGAAGCTTGGCGCGGGGCGGGGAGCGGCCGAGGCGAGCGGAGACATCGCGCGCGGGGCCGCGTACTGGCCAGCCATCGCGGCAATGCGGGCCTCTTCGTCGTCGTCCATGGGATCGTAGGCCATATTCCCGTTTCCTTATTTCTTAAACAAACCGGCGTCGTTGAGATCTTTGAAGATACCGGCCGTTGTTGCCGCGGCACCCAGACCAGTAGACAGCCCGCTCGGCGCGTACTGTTGCTGATAGTTCAGGGGCTCGATGCCGACTTCCGTCTGAGCCGTCGGGACTGCCTTGGAGGTGCCCACGCCTGTCATGGTCTTGAGGGCGGCGTCGATCTGCTCCTGCGGGTAGCCCTGCTGCTTCAGGAAGTCCTGATAGCCCAGTGTCAGGTTCTGCTGGTTGAGGCCCTGCTGCGCCGCGCCCACGCCCGTGATGGCGGCGGCGCCGGCCAGACCCGAGGTCTGCGCCTGACCGCCGAGCTCGGCGATGGTCTTGGCGACGTCGAGGCCGGAGCGGACGCCCTCGGTGCCGAGGTTGCCAGCGGTCTGGGCGAGGTTGCCCTGACGCGTGAGATCGGCCTGAGACGCCGTCAGGGCGCCGGTGTAACCCGCCTGTAGGGCCTCGTTCTGCTTGGCTAGGATGCTCTCCCCGGTGTCGCGCGCGGCGCGCCCAAACATCTCCGCATTGCGCGAGCTGCCCGGCTGGCCGGCGCGGATGAACTGGTCGTTGATGCCCGGCAGGATCTGCTCGCGCAGATTGCGGCCGCCCAGCTCGGCGATGCGGTTCGTGACGGCATCGTTGTAGGGGTTCATGTAGCTGCCGACGTTGCCGTAGGCGTTCTGCCCGGCGGCGCTCAGGTAGGGCTGCGCGGCCGACAGGCCGGACTGGCCGATCTGCCCCTGCGCCACGCCCGTGGCCTGCCGGATGGCGGGCGCGGCGAGACCGGCGGCGTTGATCGTCTGGCCCATGCCCTGCTGCTGCGTGGCCGTGAAGTCGGCAACGCGAGGGCCCTGATACGTCTGATAGGGCGTCGCGGAGATGTTCTGCTGACCCGCCATGAGATCCTTGGCGTAGTTCGTGTACCAGTCGGGCGTCGCCGTCGACGTGGTCTTGCTGATGGGGGCGGTTCCCGCGGGGAGCGGCGCGCCGCTAGTCAGGAAATCAAGTAGGGCCATTAGGTACGTCCTCCGGCCATGTAGGCCTGTGGGTTCTTAGCATTAACACTGAAGCGGCCCTTGGCCAGATCCTTGCCCTTGTGCTTGCGCACGTTAGCGCGGAAGCGATCGAGCTGGGCGGCGCCCGCCTTGTTCGAGCCGTTGCCCAGCAGGGCGACGGTCTCGGCGTCCATGACGTACTCGCCGTCGCTCAGGACGGCCGGGATGTCGTCGCTGCGGCCGTCACCGGCGCCCTGCACGGCGAAGGACTTGGCGGGGCGTGTCACGGCCATGGAGCCGCCCTTGGCGGCGCGCTGCGGCACGTTGTTGAAGAAGGACTTCTCGGGATTGAAGCCGTAGCGGTTCCAGTCCGTGCCGCTCATGTCGCGAGCTGTGCGATCGGCGGGAGCTGTGCCGCCGCCATAGGCCGGAATGTCGGCGCCCGTGGGCAACTTGTCGGTCTTAAAGCTCTCGGGCATCTTCCCGGCATTTTCAAAACCCGCCGGAACGGTGCCTCCGGCGCCCGAGCCGCCGCCGCCGCCGCCGCCCGCTAGGCCGCCCACTAGGCTGAGGCCCGTAAGGGCGAGCTTGACCTTGTCGATCGTGTCGAGCTTGGAGGGGTCTTCTGCGGGGTCGGTGGGTTTGTTGTCGTAGCCGAGCTGCTCGGGGCTGTCGTAGCTAGGGTCGGTAATGTTTGAGGTTATCGCCGACGCGACGGGCCCCGCGACGTTCAGGCCCGGATCCTTTAGCTTGTCGGCCGAGACCGTTACGGCCTCCGTGCCCATGGGGCCTTCGGTGATGTTGGGGTTGATTGCCCCGGCGGCCAGTCCGCCGATGTCGGGCAGCACCCCCCTCGTAACGGGTATGCGGGGGGCACTCACGTTTACTTCCTCAACGTTCGGATCATTCGCGTATGAGGTGTTGTTGGGCGCGTTAGCCGTTAGGCCACCCGTCACCGCCCCGACGGCTCCGGGCAGAAGGGCGGACACCCCCGGCACGGCGGCCCTTGTAGCGCCGCTCAGAACACTCTCCACCCCGTTCACGTTGCCGAGAGAACCGCCGTAGGTACCGCCGCTAGAGAAAAACCCAGAGGGGCTGACAGGCGAAAAAACACTATCCATACCCGGAAAACTAAGCCCGGCATCTGTCAACGCACTGTTGAGATAGGGGCTCGCGTAAGCCATGGCACCTGTGCCAGCGGCAGACATAGCACCTGCCAGCAGAGACTTTTCCAAGTCTCCTGTCTTCAGTCCCTTACCGAGGGCGCTACTCGCCCCCATAACTCCCATCTGCCCGGCGAGGGATAGCCCGCCTAGACCGGGGGCGGCGGCAAGCCCAAGTCCGGCGAGACCGCCTGTGGCAGCCATGGCCGCAATCATGGGGCCGTACTCAACCGCTAGATCGGCGATCGTCTGCCCAGCCTGCTTCAGGAACGAGGGCTTGTACGACGTGTCGCTCGCCACCTCCTTGCCGCTGCTGTCCTTAATGCTCCAGCTCGCGCTGTTGTTGCCGTATCCAGACTGGGACTTGGCGAGCTGCGTCAGCGCCTGAACTTGCTGCGGCGTCGAGGCGGTGTAGGTCTGGCCCGTGTTGTTGTCGGTGTAGTTGTACGTCTGATCCGCGCCGAGGCGGACTATGTTGAAGATGTTAGGGTCGCGGCTGCCTTCCCAGCTCTGCACGTCGTAGCCGGGGTTGTAGACGGACGAGGCGTCCTGACCCATCAGGTAGCGCATGTCTTCTTCGGACGTGTAGACCTTGTCGTAGCTGTCCGAGGCGGGCTGCTGCACATACCGCGAGGACATGAACTCGGGGTTGTTGAGCGAGATGCCCGGGCCGTACTTATCCAACAGGGCCTGACGCTGGGCGTACATATTGTTGATGTAGGTGATCACCTCGGGGCTGTAGTTTGCCCCGGCCAAATCCGATAGGTCGGCGTTGAGCGACACCGAGGGGGCGGAGGGGGGCGGTCCCCCGTATGTGGGCGCGGGGGCCGAGTATGGGGGGGCGGGCTCGTATGCGGCGGCGGGCGGCGCGTTTTGCGCCATCTCCTGCTGATACGCCGCCATGGCGTTCTCGTAGCCCGTCCAGTCGTAGGACGGCTGGCTCTCGTCACCCGTGGCGTATGTGTATTGGTCGATGCTGGGCATCTGGGCCATCAGCCGGTTCCTTCAAGCATCGGATACGCGCGCATCGCCCAGTCTCGCCAATCTGTAAACTGATACGGATCGGGGAGGTTGCGCTGCGAAAAAGGTGTCGCGCGTACAAAACCTACCGCCCAGTCCTGCCAGCGACTTTCGTCAACTAAACGCCCGAAAGACCAAGCATCGCCGACGGACAGTATTACACTATCCGCCCAGTCCAGCAAAGTCATGTTGCGCGGGTCGATCAACCGATCACCGTCCCATCACCCGGCTGCAGGTGCGCCATGACTAGGCCCATCTGGTAGTCGCCGCCGAGCGTGTTGCTCTCAAAGTAAAAGCGCAATTCACGGCGCTGATCCTTGAAGTATATGATTTGTTCCTGTGGCGTCTGGGGCGTCTGCACGATGGTCTTGCTCTCGCTGTTTACCTCGGGAGATCTGGCGTTGGCGCGGCCCCGGACCTGCACCGTCATGTCACCCGTCTGGACGAAGTCGGGCTCCAGCATGAGCACTTGGAGGGCCTTGTTGACCTGCTTCTGGGCCGGCAGCGAGATGTCCGCCGTCTCAAAGTAGGACAGGATGGGCTGCTGGCTCTGGCCGGTGACGGCGTCGGTGCCTGTCTCGTGGATCCAGAAGTTGTAGGGCTGGTTGAAGGTGACCGAAAAAGCCGCGCTGACGCCGGTGCCCCCGGTCGACGACACCGGGTTGCTGGGGATGATCGTGTAGCTGCCGGCATTGCTGATCTCGATAACGCTGGGCACGCCGCCGCCGGTAACGGTCGTCACCGTAACCTCAACCGGGACGGCGTACTGGCCCCCGCTCAGGGTCAGCACGTCGCCGACCGTGTAACCCGTGCCCGCGGTGGCGATCGCAACGGCCTGCGCCGCGTAGTTCTGCTGCTCCACGCCCGACATCAGAGGCTTGCGGAAGACGGCGGGGAAGGCCCCGGCGCCTCGCCCACCCTCGGGCAGGGCGCAGTCATACCAAGTGTTTTCGCGTATGTTGTAAATAATTGCATGGTTGGGCTCGGTGGACGTGCCCTTGGGGAAGCACCACCAGATCTCACCAAAGCGCGGAACCTTGGTCGCAAAGACCTTCTGCCGGTACTGGTAGTTTAGGTTGTCGAAAAAGAAGTTCTGGTTGAGGTTGTTCTCGATCTCGCGCACGACGCCGTTGAACATCAGGAAGCGATCGCTGCCGATCCAATAGAAGATGCCGTCATACTCGATGACGCACTGCGACGACATGATCGAGCTCTGCGTCGTGATCGTGTCGAACTGGAAGATTTCGGTTCCCCCGATGAACGAGGCGCGGAGCAGGCTGTCGGCAGACCAGAACAGCCCAGATGGCGCGTTGCCCGGGCCGCCGCGCAGGGGGATGCCTCGCACGATCTTCTGGCTCGTGATGTTGGCGTTGCCGGATCCGGCGCCGACGTAGTCCGTCGGGTCGCCCGGCACGGACCACGCCACATACCCCTGATCGCCGAAGAAGAAGGTGTACGGCTGCAGGGAGACGATGCCCCCCGTGGCGCTGTAGACGGCGGGCAGCTCGCCGCCGCCAGTCGTCAGCTCAGTCAGGTCGTTCGTGCCGAAGAGATCGCCGACGAAGAGCTGGCCCCCCGCGCTGTTGCAGATGCATTCGAGGTTTGGGGCCACCTGCGCGACCAGCAAGAGGTCACCGTTGGTGTCGTGGCTACTGTCGAACTGCCACATGTTGCGGGCGTCGGCGACAAGGGAGGCGGGCGTCCTGTCGACGATGACGGACGTGTTGCCCCCGCTGTCTATGTAGAAACTCTCCACGAGGGCGACCGAGCCGGCGTGGACGTAGGTGAGCTGGTCGGCCGTGTAGGTGTAGAGCGCGCGCGCCAGACCCTGCAGGTACTTGTTGATCGCGCGGTAGCCGCCAATCTTGCGCGGGAGGCCGCGCTGAAAACGAACCCACTGCCCGTCGACATAGGCGTCACCCTCGAACTTGGTGCCGTCGCGCTTAATACCCGGGGCCGACGCTATGCGGACGATCTCGTCTGCCATTAGCTGATCGCCACCGCAAAGCTGTAGGCGTCGTCCGCCGAGATGGCGCCGATGGCCGTGCGGGCTGCGGCCGCGTTAACCGCCGTGAAGACGCCGATGCCGACCGCCGTGCCGCCCAGATTGATGAGCGCGCCGCCCGCAGAGGTTGCGCCCGTGCCGCCGTCCGCTATGCCGATTGGCGTAGAGATACCCGCCGTGGCGGCGTTAACGACGTCGGACCCGTTGCTGTAGTAAATGCCTCGCGAGCCCTGCACGACGTTGGCCGCCGGGGTCTGGGACACGGTCGCGAGGCCCAGCGTGTAGGCGCCGGACGTCGCGTTATCCGCCCAATACTGCTGCGTGGTGGACGGAACCTGAATGACCATGTCGGCGGTCAACGTACCGATGAAACTGTAGGCGACGCGGTTGAGCTCGGCGCCGGCTAAGACGTAGGGGCTGGTCTGGCTGGTCAGGTTGATGGACGTGTAGTCGAAGGCGAACACGGCATCCTGACCGAAGCCCACCGTGTACCAGCCGATGCCGTCGCTGTTGCAGACGGCGCTGTCTCCGGGGCGCAGGACCAGCGTCGCGCCGCCGTTGATCAACTCAGCGCCCGCCGGGTCGATAGTCAGGTTGCCGCTGCCGCCGTTGCGCGCGGCGAGGAAGAAGCCATTGCCGACGCCCGCGGCCGCGGGAAGGGTAAGCGTGCCGACGCCGCCGGTCCAGACGTAAAAGGCCGCGCGATCAGGCGATCCCGCCGTGTAGTCGCTGTTGAAGGTGACGGTCGGGTACGTCTGCGACAGGACGCTGCCCTGCGCGATAAGGCCGAGGCCTGCGAGGGCCGAGGCCTGCGCCTGCGCAGTCGCCGCGCCGTAGCGGAAGACGCGCCAAGAGCCGGCGGCCGTGGTGTTGTCGGTCAGGTAGATCTGCCACTGCTGGCCCTGCAGGATCGAGATCAGCGTGCCGCCGATGCTGTCCTTGACCGTGATGGTGTCGGGGCCGATGTTGTTGAAGAGCGTGGTCTGGCCGACGCCGGTCTCATTGCCCGGAGGCATGAAGATCGAGAAGGCGCCGGTGGGCGTCACGTCGATGATGCGCGCGGCGACGTCCGCAGACGTGTTGGCATCCAGAGGCCACGACAGGGTCACGTCCGCCGTGAGGGCCAGCGCCAGATAAGACACATTCGACGGGTAGATCGTCGTGCCGCCAAAGACCTGCGTATAGACCGACATTTAAGCCTCCTTGCGAACCGTCGAGCGGTCCAAGATTTTCTTGAGATCTTCGCCGTTCAGCATAGCCGCCGAGCGATCGTACATGGCCTGCCAGACCTGTATGCGCTCGTCGTTCTTCAGGAACGGCGTCGCCTCCAGCAGCGTCGCGTACAGCAGAAGCTCCGGCGCGTACTCGCTGATCCAGTTGCTCTGGATGTTATCGCTGAGGAGGGGCGGCAGCTCGTAATACAGAACCTCGAAGGGGTAGTCCGCATCCGGCGTCGGCACGATCAGCCAGTGGCTGAAGTCGTAGTCGCCGTAGAATTGCGGCGTGTCCATCTGGGTGCTGTCGGGCCAGTAGCTGCGCAGGTACTCGTAGCCGCGCGTGAATAGGAACGTGCGCGTGTCGTTAGTGGCGCCCGTGCCGATGTTTATGCTGATCGTGTCGCGCCAGCGGTCAGGCTTGTCATACACGGACAGGCCCGTAGTCAGGGTGCCCGTCACGACGTTGATGAAGCCCTGAACCTTCAGCTCGCGGGCGATGCGGCGCTCGGCCAGATTGATGAGGCGCGGGATCTGCTCGTAGACGACGGCGTCCGAGGCCAGCGTGGCCCCACGCTCAAGATAACGCCGCACGTCCTGCTGCAGCGTCGTGAAGGTCATCGCGGTGGGGCTGGTGGTCATTTATCGGCTTTCCCGTCGAGCTTGTCGAAGATCTTTTCCAGCATCTTCTTCACCTCTCTCATGTCGTCTCGGTAGTCATCCTTCGCGACGTAGGTGATCGGAATGTCGCGCACATCCTTGTCCAGACGCTCCACGGCCTTGTAGATGTTGTTAATGATCCAGCCGCCGAAGAAGGCGGCAATGCCCGTGGCTAAATTGAAAAGAACTTGATAATCAACGCTCAC